ATAACATTAACAAAAGTTAATGTCAACCTTTATTACCATTTTTCTGCTGTGCGTTTTTTGATATCTTTTTGAGCTCTGATAGCATTCATAAGACGAATGATTCTGCTTTTCTTTTCACCTGGGCGAGAATAGTTATTCTTTTGTAACCAAGTTTTGTCTCTTTCAAGTTCTTGTGCAAACTGCTCGCCTAATAGTTTTTCTAAATACGACAAGTCGTCGTCACTCAATTCTTGTATCTTCCGTGAAACCATTCTGTCTGTCTCTCCATGCTTGTTCGAACTGTTCTTCATAGTCATACAAAGGTGCGCCGTTACTTCCATCGATCCATAGTCGACGAAAGTATCCGTTGTAACTTTCTATTACTGTTTGAGGTGATGCGTCGAGGTGGCCTTTAACCATATAGAATATTCTGTATTCTTCTTTAAGGTCGTTTCTCAACATACTGTATTTACAAAAATGTTACAATAGAGCGCTAACATCATTGAAAATCTTGTAATATAAAATGACCATCTCTTGTACGCAAATCTAAATTGAATTTATGTTGTAGATAAATTGCAAATTCATTATCAGGAAGAGCAAAAACATATTTTGGAATATAATTTCCTTGCTCAATAAATGTCTCCATTTCTTCCCAAAATTCTTTTTGCGGATTGCTAATTGCACATTGAGCTGTGCTTTCGCAAACAAATAATTCACTTCTTCCAAATCTTTTATGTAGCATTATCTAAATACCTTTCAAACACTTCGACTAATTGTAGATCTTTCATATCAGCACTTAGCAAAAGTTCATCGTTTTTAATATATTCTGCATCTGTAATGTTTAATCTCATAGCAATATCATGCTCTCTGATCACATCGCCATATAAATTTGCTGCCCAAACTTGACTTATAATTACTAAATCTGTAGCAATATCGTCATCTAAATCCCATTTTTGTACATAATCTATAGCTGCTTGTCTTGCTTTAAAATAAGTTGTTGCTTTATGTCCTAGTTGATTAAGATAATTTTGATTCATACGTCTAATTTCTGTTGTTGTAATTCCTTGCGTCTTGCGACAATTAATTTGCTCATATCTTGTAATGCCATACGTGCTCTTTGTGCGGCAATTTTTTTGCCGAACTTTTCAAAATCTTCTGTTTCTTTCATGTATGTTTGGAAAAGAGATAACATCTCTTCATGAAGTTCTGTCATTAAGTACCGTTTGCGTAAACGTTTGGTGATCCGGTTGAAATTGAATGTGTTTGACTAGTACCGTCTCCGTCATAATGATCGCCTATACGTCCTATTTCTAAGTTGTTGGCAAAAACATTTGGAGAATATGTATCTAGTGGTGGAGAATGATTGGTTGGACTTGCAACACAAGGATCTCCATGAGGATGAGATACCATTTTGTCACCTTTGCGTACAACACCTATGCTGTTGGCAAATACATCCGAGCTGCCTTCATTACTTGATTGTGTCGTATCAGTGTTCCAGTTCCATCTGATTGCTGTTCCAAAGGAGTCAAATGCACAAGCACTACCTCTGCTACCATCTGTGCAACTTACACTGCTACTTCCATTTTTCCAAGCAACTGCTGGCATTATATTGTTAATCCTGTTGTACTTTGAGTATATTGACTTGCCATATCTTTTTCCGTTTTAGCAATCATCAACACTGCACTTTTATTTATAGACATATCACTCTCTGGACTGACTGTAAATACCCAAGGACCTAATCCAACTCCTTGCCCGTGTGCCATAAGAGCTAACGGTTTTTTAATTTTTACAATCTTATCGTTTTCTTCAACCATTCTAGCAACAATTTCTTCGCCTGCGGTTGTTTTAATGGTGATAGTATCACCAGCTTTATAAGGTGTTTCAATAATCATAAACTGTGGCCTGTTCCTGTATAACCTGTATTTTCTATATAACTTACCATTTGTTCATAACCGCCAATCTTTTGGCCATTAATTACAATTTGCGGAAAGGTTCTTGCTTCTGGAAATTCTGCTAACACTGCTTCGCGTGTAAAGTCTTTACCTAATTCTAAATATTCAAATTGGTAATTGTATTTTTCACAAAGTGCTTTTGCTTTTGTGCATGATGGACATGCAGGCTTACCCCAAATATGTATCATAGTGAAAATCCTTTCAGTTTGTTTTTGTCAACATCTTGTTTGATGCCGCCAATAATATACGATTCTACTTCTGTTTCTTGTGGTGCAACTTGCAAACCTGAGCTTGATAACCAATGTTGTGTCCACGGTAGTGGATTTGTGTTAACTGGTGCATCAAAAATTGCATCAAATCCTAATGCTTTGAGCCTACGATTAGCAATGTATTCCACATACTGGTGCAATAGTTTTGTATTCAAACCAATCATGCTACCATCTTTGAACAAATACTCTGCCCAATCTTTTTCTTCAGCGACACATTCACGCCATAGGTCGTAAACTTCTTGTTCGCAATCTTTTGCAATTTTAGCCATTTCTGGATCGTCTTTACCTTGTGCCCAAAGTTTAAGAACGTGTGTGCTAAGTGCCAAATGCTGTGCTTCATCCCTAGCGATAAGTGAAATAATCTTAGCACTACCTTCCATTAGCTTTAGTTCTCCAAAGCCAAAGGTGCAAGCAAATGACACATAGAAACGCAAACCTTCTAGAATATTTACTGTCATCATTGCAAGATACATTTTCTTTTTAACATCATACATTGTACCTTCACCACGATGAAAATAAGCATCAGAGGCTTCATTAAATGCATCATAATGTTTTGTCACTGATTCGGCACGAGCAATAATCTTTTCATCGTCAAGGATAGTATCAAATACTTCACTTGGATCTGGATACACGTTTTTCATAATATGTGTGTACGAACGTGAATGAATAGTTTCAAAGAAATCCCAAGTAACAATACAACCTTCTAGCTCAGGTAGTGAAACGTGCGGCAAAAATGCTAGGCACGGACCACGTCCTTGTACACTATCTAGCAGTGTTTGATACTTTAGGTTAGCAGTAAAGATATGTTTCTGCTCTGGGCGAAAGTTTGCGAAGTCTGCTCTATCTTTCTGAAGGCTAACTTCTTCCGGACGCCAAAAATATCCAAGCATTGTTTGGTTTAATTTGTCAAACACAGGAAACTTAAATGTGTCGTATCTCTGTGTGTTTTGATCTGCACCAAAAAACATTGTTTCTTTGGTGAAATCTACTTTTTCTTTATTAAAAACTGTCTTTGACATTATTCTTCCTCTTTGTTTCTTAAATTATAATTGGATCTGGACTATTTGTCAATATCATATTGCACACGCCTCACACATTTCGTCATCGCTGTCTAATTCGGTACCATTGATTTGTTGTGGTAGTTCTACTGGTTTTTCTTCTTCTATCTCACTTGGATCTGTTTTGTAATCATAAGTGTTTTGATAGTAGCTAGTTTTCCATCCTAGTTTGTACGTCATTAACAAGTCATTAATCATTTGACTCATTGGTACTTCGTTGTCTGGATATTGTGTAGGATTATATGACCAGTTGCCGCTAATGGCTTGGTCAAAGAACTTTTGCATAACTGCAACAACATTAATATAGCCTTCATTACTTGGCATCTCCCAAAGCAATGTGTAATATTGTTTTAGACTTTGGTATTGTGGAACAATCTGCTTAAGAGGCCCTTTTTTGGACTTCTTAACGGACAGGTAGCCGCGTGGTGGTTCGATTCCGTTAGTGGCGTTCGACACAACGGAACTGCTTTCTGATGGCATTTGAGCGGACAATGTTGAGTGACGGAGCCCGTGTTCTCTAATGTCATTGCGTAAACTATCCCAATCATAATTTAATTTATTCTCTACTATACTGTCCACATCGTTCTTATATGTATCAATAGGAAGGATGCCGTCACTGTATTTAGTGCGGTTAAAGTACTCACACGCACCTCGCTCCTGCGCTAAATTGTTGCTGGCTTTGAGCAAGTAGTATTGGAACGCTTCTGTCAAGTCGTGTACCAGTTTCCACGCTTCTGAATCACTGTACTGTACTTTGTTTTTAGCAAGATAATGTGCAAGACCAATATAACCAATACCAAGACTACGACGAGCTTTTGTTGATTTCTCAGCTGCTAATATCGGATATCGTTGATAGTCAATAATTTCTTCTAGAGCACGAACAGCTAAATCACACAACTCCTCTAAATCGTCAAGATCTTTAATTGCACCTACGTTAATTGCGCTTAAAATACAAAGAGCAATTTCGCCTTCTGGATCATCAATATGCTGTAGAGGTTTGGTTGGTAAAGTAATTTCTTGGCACAAATTACTCATATAAACTGTGTCTTTAAATGAACTATGGCTGTTAGCATGATCTACGTTCATAATGTAAATGCGTCCAGTTTCAGCACGTTCTTTAATCAAGTCACTGAATAACTCCATAGCAGAAATTTTCTTTTTCTTGATGCTTGTAGCACGTTCGTATTTTTCATAAAGTTCTTTGAACTTGTCTTGATCACTATAAAACGCTTCATAAAGTCCTGGTACATCGTGCGGAGAGAAAAGAGTAATTTCTCCATCTCCAAGAAGACGCTCGTACATTAATTTGTTAAGTTGTATTGAATAATCTAGTTTACGCACACGGTTGTCTTCTGTACCTTTGTTGTTCTTTAGTACAAGGATGTCTTCAATCTCTTGATGCCAGAACGGGAAGTGTACAGTAGCACTACCACCACGTACACCATTTTGTGTACAGCAACGAACAGTGCTTTCAAACTTCTTAAGGAACGGAATAATGCCTGTGTGTGCTACTTCGCCGCCACGAATCTTTGAGTTTACTCCGCGGATTCGTCCTGCGTTGATTCCGATTCCTGCTCTTTGCGCAGTATAGCGTCCAATAGACATATCGCTGGCAAAGATGCTATCAAGGGTATCGTCGCTATCAACAAGGACACATGAAGCAAACTGTCGCACTGGCGTTCTGACTCCAGCCATGACTGGCGTTGGGATATTGATTCTAAAAAGGGAGGTCGCATCGTAGTATCTCCTTACATAATGCATACGTGTTTCTTTTGGATATTGTGCAAACAAAGTTGCTGCAATCATCATATACATAAATTGAGGAGTTTCGTATATTTCATTACTACTTCTATCTTGACAAAGATATTTGTCAACAACTTGACGTAATCCTGCATAGGTAAAGTTTTCATCACGTTTGTGATGAATGTAACTGTCTAAACGATCTATTTCTTCTTCACTGTACCATTCAAGAATCTCGCCATCGTAAACACCACGTTCGATATTTAGTTTAATCATTTCACCCAAAGAAATTGGTTCATATTCGCCAAAAACTTGTTTGTTAAGACCATAGCTTAATAATCTTGCTGCTGCGAATTGATAATTAGGTGCGTCTAAGGAAATTAAATCATTTGCGCTTCTTACTAAAATTTCTTGTATTTCGGCAGTGCTCATTCCATCATAAAATTGTAAATTAGCATTCATTTCAATTTGCGAACTGCTTACGCCTGCTAAATTTTTACAGGCTTCCTCAACAACAAAATGTATCTTGTCTATGTTGAGAGATTCTTTAGTACCGTCACGCTTGACGATCATCGTTCCGTTAGACATATTCTCTCCTATGTTTTTCTTTTTGGTTTATTATTTAGTTAGTTAAGTCTCGGCATCTTAATAACAGAATGCTTATTGATTTCACCTTCTTTGTTCAAAATATACATGTCATTATATGACGATATAGATTCGTTGTCAATCTGAATCTTGTAAACAAGATCATTATTTTCTGAATCTATACCTATATGTATCTCAAAATCTCTAGAGGAAAAACGATCAGTTAACTGTAAAGTGTAACAAATTCCTAATATTTTAAGGAACCTACAGTAAACGTTTTCTTCTATCAAAAGCCAAGGGTTTGGCCAAGTTGTTTCATTGTATGGATCTACAGCTAGATTTTCAGTTGGAATATTGTCAAAAAAATCAATTGCATCCTCAAGTGGTTGATCGCTATTTTCTAACTGTAGTCTTAAATTTTGCCAGATTTTTAGTCTTTGGTAATAATTTTTGTCAACCATTATCTATTTTGTGTTATCATGAATGTAAATCTATCTGAATTGACAACTGGATATAAGTTTCTAATTGTGACTGTAATATCGCTTGAACCTGGATTATCTGCATCGGTAAATCCTGCATCAAAAACAATAGCGTCACCTTCTAGTGGATCTTCTCCATTGATAATGTAATCATGATTAAATAAACATTGAGACTGGCCTACATTATAAATAATTTTCATTTCACCTGTACGGATAACATCGCCGCCGCCTGTTGAAGCTGAATACCAATAGTCAATTTTATAAACACCTTGCTGTCCATCTACAGGCAAAGATATAAATGCTTCTTCTTCTTGTTTTACTCCAATTGTTGTACTAATTGGATAAGCATATTCAAAGTTTCTATTTCCTTTTACAGTTGGAATATGATTTCCTGCTACAAAACTAGGATCAATAGTAAGTTGTTCTATTCTTTCAAAATAATCATTTCTACTAATGTTGGTTAAACTAACAAAATTACATATTGGATAGGCTGCCGATGCTGCATTACCTCCGTTATTACCCACACCAGTAAATCTATTTGCTTCGCTGAGGTTATAAACACCATTTTCGACATTGATGCCTTCATGCATTATATTATCAAAACGGCAATTCTTAATTGTGTTGTGTAACGGGCCTGTTGCTTGTCCTACACTACCAACTACACTGTTAACACCAAAAGCAAAGCCTCTGTGAGCGTTAACCACAGAACAATTATCAAACACATTGTATTTTATATCAAAATCACTATAAAATCCTGTTACAAAACCATTTATATCTATGTTTCTAAATTCGTTTCTATCACAGGTAACCAATGAACTTGCTGCTGTCATTTTAATTGCTGTTAGATCTGTAGATACATTAAATGATGATTCCCAATTACCTTCAAACGACAAGTTTTCAAAAACACTATCTCTAACACTTTGTAATAATAACGCTCCGCCATTTGTGTCTGTGTAAAGCGTCATTCCACTTATTAAAATGTTGCGTGGCTGATTTTCATTAGTAGATGTAGCATCACCTTGATAGGAACCAGGCTCGCTATCTTCATTTACTGTAGTAAAGATACCACTGTTAATACCAGTAATCTTAGTTTTTCCTTTGCCTGCACCTATAAGGGTGGCAAATGGCGGTATTTTTAAACTAGAGCTAACTAAATATTCGCCTGCGGGGAAATACAATGCTGTTCTAGCTTCAAAGTTTCCTTTGCGTGTATCTTTCAAATACAATTCATCTAATGCACGTTGAACTTCTTCAGTAACATCACTAGCCGATCCTGTGATATCAGGACGTTTAGAGTCCGGTAAAAATGAAAATATACTTACACGTTCGTTTAATCTATCTTCAATAGTACGTTCAATTGGAGCAGCTACGTTTGCACTAGTTTGTACTTCTTCTCTAAGATATGCATACTGAGCAGCAAGGAGAAGCAGGTCATCTTTTTCAGTAAGTATCTTGGTATTACCTACTGCTGGTGCACCTTCACTTACTGCGCCATTACCTATGTAAAGTTCCTGCGTATCAATTGCCCAACCAATTTCACCACTGGCTAATTGCGGTAAACCTGTACCTTCTAATTTACGACCTCTACGGTGTTGAATGCGTGATATCTGTACGACAGCCATTCTTTGCTCCTAGTGTTATTACTAGTATTTAGCCGAACTTTTCATAATACTGATACACACGTTTCCACCATTCTTGTTCC